AAGGTGCGTAAAGCTTCAGGAGATAACAACTCTTTTGAATTAACCATTACTTCACAACGGTTAGACTTAGCAAAGTTTATCTCTTCAATTACCACTAAGAGAGTAGCTGTCAACCGAAAAGGTAGGCGATACCGTGGTAAAAGAAAGATAGTTAAAGTAAAAGTGCGAAGAGGTAAAGCTAAAGAGTTGCGTGGTGGGTTCTATGCTAGTAAGCAACTTTTTAAGAGAGAAGGGAACAGTAGATTACCAATCAATAAGCTTTCAACAATATCAATAACAGATATGTTTACAGAAGAGATAGTGAATAGAGGATTCAAGAAGGTTGAGGAGAATTATCCTAAAACTTTGGAGAGACATTTGAATTTCTATGTAGGAAAATAAAAAAGGTACTCCTGAGAGGTTGTTAAGCCTACGGTTCAAGGAATACCGTTTTTTACCTAGATATACCTTTAAAAACCACTTCCCACTTGCACGGTTGCCAAGTGGGAAGTATTAAGTAAGGAGTGTTGTTTTATGGTGTTTGTGTGTCTTTAGTTTTTATGGGAAAGTGAGAAATTTAGTTAAGGAAGTGGGAAATGGAGTTTAGTTCTAGTGAATTTGCTGATTTTATTGGTGTAAGCAAGAGGCAAGTGAATAATTATAGAAATGACGGAATGCCATCTATTCAGAAAGGCAAGTATCATTATTATATTTTTGATGCCATACAGTGGCTCTATGATAATGGCATTAAACAAGTAAATAGAAGAGTAGATGACAGTGAAGATGTAGAAATGTTACCAGCTCGTGAACGAAAAGATTTGGCAGATGCTAAAAATAAAGAGTTTGATTTGGCTGTTAAGATGAAGCAGTACATCCCACAAGATGTTGCTAAATCAAATGGTTCAAATGCAGGGCTTTTCGTAAGGGATACATTGTCTAGCTTACCTGATAGATTTATACCTAGATTGAGATTTTCTGAAGAGGATAAGCACTATTTAAAAGTTGAATTAAAAGAGGAGATATATGAAACACTAGTGAAAATTAGTAATTTTGCAAAAGGATAAAGATGTCAGAACTTCCGATAATAGAATTTAAAGAGCTTAATGAGTTAAACTTTGTGAATTCTGTGAAACCTTTACCAAACTTTCTAATATCTGATTGGGCTGATGAGTTTCGTGAAATTCCTCGTGGTAATGCTGAACCTGGTCGATGGAGAACAGTACGAACTCCTTATCTTAAAGAGATTATGGATGTTATGAGTCCACAATCTCCTGTTCAAAAAGCTGTTGTTATAAAGGGTACACAGCTTGGGTTTACTGAACTTGGTAACAACATCATAGGTTATTACATGCACATAGACCCACGTTCCATTGGTATGTGGCTTCCTACAGATTCACTTGCAGAGCGTCATGCCAAAAAGAAACTTTGGAAGATGATATACACTACCTCAGTTTTAAAGGAGGTAGTGTTTCCAAGAAACAAAGGTACAGGCGAAAATTCTACCATTACCCAGTTGATGTTTACAGGTGGTGCTGCTTCTATCTACGGTTCTAACTCCACAGCTTCTTACCGTTCCGACTCCATATCTGTAGCCATAAAAGATGACATTGATGGTTTTGTCGATGATGTTGATGGAGAGGGGTCTCCTATTGAGCTTATTGACAACCGTACCGACTCTTATTCAAACAGAAAGATTTATGAAAACTCTACGCCTACAGTAGACGGCATGAGTCACATTCAAGTAGAGTTTGAAGAGTCAACCCAAGCTGAATACTATATGCCTTGCCCAGAGTGTACTCCTAAAGATGTAGCTATTCAAAACAAATCAAACATGGTTAAATTTGACCTCAAGCATTTTAAATATACATCTGAAAGCTATAAACTCACTTCTGATGTAGAGTTTTGTTGTGAGCATTGTGGTAGCTTAATCAAAGAGCATAAAAAATCATGGATGATGAACTATGGTAACGGTGCCAAATATATAGACAAGCAAGAGCATAAAGTAAAAGGATTTAAAGTCAACTCTTTTTACTCTCCTCTTGGTTGGACCTCTTGGATTAGAATCATAGAAGAGTACCTAAAAGCCAAGAAAAAGCTCAAAGAGGGCGATGACAGACTCATGAAACGCTTCATCAATACGCGTTTAGCTGAAGTCTACAAGCCAATGGTTAAAAAAACAGATGCCGATGAGATTAAAAAACTTGTAATCGGAATTGATGAGGGTATTGTGCCAAAAGACACATGGAAAATAGTAATGTCAGTAGATGTGCAAGGTGACCACTTTTGGTATGAGGTTCGCTGTTTACTTTATGGAGTTTCTTACCATGTACTTCAATACGGCAGAGCCGAGACATGGGAAGACATAGAAAACATCATGCGTGATGAATATAGAGACATCGAGGAGAGAGCTTACCAAATAACCGTATGTGCCATAGATAGTGGATATAGAACAGATGAAGTCTATGAGTTTTGTATGGAAAACGAAGATATGTGTATACCTGTAAAAGGTAAAACGACCATGGAGGCTCGTTATCAGATTACAACACAAGAGAAAGAGACATACAATATACGACTCTATACGCTCAACCCAAATAATTTCAAAGACATCTATGAAGGGAAAATAAAAAGAAGCCTAAAGCTCATAGAAAAAGGGGAGTTGTCCGAAAAAAATGTTGTTACATTCCACGCCCAATCAGACGCAGTTCTATACGAACAACTTACATCAGAGTACCGAATAATCATTAAAAACCGTGGTATAGAGAAGTTTGAATGGAAACGTTACAAAAAAGATAACCACCTTTTTGATTGTGCTACGTACAATACTTTTTTAGCAGAGTTCCTACACCACAGACGGCAAAGAAGACCGACTGAAATTCAAAAACCAAAGGTAATGTCTAAGGTTTCAAAAAGTGTAAATAAAAGTAGAGGTGCTAGAGGTGTAGATGGTAGTTATTTGGATAATTATTGATATAATATAAAAAAGGCTAAGTCAGTGGCTGTTCTAAAACAACAGGTTAAGCAGTTATTGATAAATGATTATGAAAATTCTGTGCCTGTAGTTGAAAGAACCGATAGCGACAGTTTATCAAAATGGAAGGATATATTATGATTAGGTTAAGAAAGTATAAACATAGTGAAAAAGAACTTTGGTGTAGCCTTGGGAGCATTGTTGCTTCAAGAACAATCAGAAAAGTATTAGGTATAGCAATCAGTAGTGATGATAGCTATACTTGGTGGATAGGTAAAGAGAAAGGTGAAGTGGTAGGATTTGGAGCTGTGTCTATTGGAAAAGCAGTGGCTACGCTTCATCACTCCTATGTATTTGAGAGTTTTAGAGGAAATGGAGTGTACAAGTTACTCTTAAAAGAAAGAATAGAATTTTGTAAAGAACAACAAAATGTTGAAAAAATAACAGCAACAGCTACAGAGGACTCAAAACCAATATTAGAACAATTTGGGTTTTATGAAATTTCAAAAAGAGGTAAATATTTTACAATGAGACTTTTTATAAATAAAGGAAAAAAATAATGAAAAAAGTAGATTTTACGTGCATGACACCAATTATTGTGCCAATAGATAAGATTCAGGCAAATGATTACAATCCGAACAAAGTGGCTTCTGCTGAGATGAAGTATCTCATTTATTCCATAGAGACTTTCGGTCTTGCCTATGGAATAACAGTTATATATCAAGAAAATATTGACAAGTATACAGTTGTTGATGGTTTCCACAGACTAACTGTTTTAAAAAATCATTTCAAATTAAAAGAAGTTCCAGTAATTGTTTTAGATTTAGAGATGGAGAAAATGATGAGTGCCACGGTAGCTTTTAACGAAGCAAGAGGTAAGCATCAGATTGACCCAACTAGCGACATGGTAGCTAGAATGGTTAATATGAAGATGTCAGATAAGGATATTTGCAAAGCTTTAAATATGACAGCTGAAGAATTGTTGAGGTTTAAGATGCAGTCTGGACTTCCTAATCTGTATAAGAATGAAGATTTTAGTAGAAGCTGGGTAAAAGAGGAGAATAATCTATGAAAGAACTAATACAAGTAGGAAAACAAGTCCCAATAAACATGCTAAAAGAACTAAATAAAGGAAGTGGAGAAAGAGCATTCATAGTCTACACAAAAAGCTCAATGACTGCTTTCATAGTGCTGGACAACATCACAAAAAATGAAATCAAAAATCACAAAGGGAATTTAACCGTAATCTACCAAGACTACCAAATCCCTTTTTTAGTTTTAAACTACAAGAACTCTAGCTACGATATGCCCTTATCATACAGTGGGGATTTTTTGCCAAATAAACTTGATATTTTTTTAATTGATTTAAATGGATATGTGACTAAACACATGCGAAGTTTAGGCTTAGATGAAAACATCACTAACAGCATTGCTAAAGGAATTGAAAGAGTAAAAGATATGAGTTTAGAGATGATTTTTACTAAAGCACAAGTGAGTATTTATCCTCAATATTCAACAGAAGAAATGTCTAAAGGCGGAGTGAGGCAAGTGTTTTTGAGGACAAAATAGATTTTAAAACCTTTCATCTTGGTCTAAATAGTCTATAAGAACACAACTCTATAAGAGAATTACTCTTAATTAACTTTGGTTTTCAAAACAGTTAAAGTTTGACATAATTTAATAGAGGAGTATCTTTTGGAAACTTTAGGTCAAGAGTTGGCATTTACTAAAAAACAATTAAAAAAAGCACTCATGGCTTCTTCTCGTGACATCAACAACAGGAAAATTCAACAAGAAGTTTCAGAGCTTCGTTTAGAAAGAGACAACCTACTTGAAAAAATAGCACAACATGGTAAAAACTACGTTGAGGGTTTAAACTCAGATCCTATTGCAGTTAACCGAAAGTCTAAAATTGTCATTGGCTATTAACCGAATTACCAATGCTATGAGAGTACTAGCAGGTAAGGACATCAAACGGACTTTTTACGAAGGTGGAAAGCACAATGGTAGCCGTACCCTTTTTCAAGCCATGCAAGACTTCGAGCAAACGGCTGCACCTTCTCGTGACATAATGAGAGCTAGAGCTAGATACCTGCATGAAAATAATGGCATCATTGGTGGCATTGACCATTCTATTATTGTAAATTCTATCGGCAATGGATTGAAGCTCCAGTCGAAAACAGGCATTGAAAACCTTGACGTAGCTATAGAGAAACATTGGGAAGGGTGGATTCAACCTAAAAACTGTGACGTGACTAAAAGAGAACACCTGCACGATATGCAAAAGACATGGACAGGTGCGAGAATGACTGATGGCGAGATACTCATTAGACTTGTTAAAACAAACAACAAACGACATCCTTTGCAACTTCAATCCATAGAAGCAGACCGTTTTGCTGTAGCTTCAACCATGCCCAAAACATTTGATAACATTTTTGTAGACGGCATAGACCTTGGAAAAATGGGAGAGCCTAAGTTTTACAATCTTATGGAAGGTCATCTAAATACCAAACGCGTACCTGCCAAAGACATTATTCATTATTACAAGCGAGACAACCGACCGACTCAGTACCGAGGTATTAGCGAATACAAACAAACCATAGTCGACCTACGCAACTTCGCAAAATATACACACCTGACGGTTGAGGGTGCATCTGCTAGAGCTTCACTGGCTTACGCTATTGAGACAGAGAACATCGCTTCACATCAAAACTTTAGAGAAAATAATGGAAAAGGTCACGACCCCATAGAGTTTGTTAATGATGCCTTTGTCTATTACCTTAATAAGGGTGAGAAAATGCACCAACTTGACGGTGCAAAAAGTACAGGAGAGTTTGGAGAGTTTATTAAGTCTACCATCAGGCTCATAGCCGTTGGTCGTAAAATCTCTTATGAGTTAGCATTTAGAGATTATTCTCAAGTAAACTTTTCATCTGCAAGAGCTTCAATCCTGCAGGACCATAAAAAGTTTGATGAAGAGCAGACACTTATGGCACGTTATGTTCTTAACCCCATCTTTGATGCATGGCTAGAAGCCAATGTTTTAGCAGGAAACCTTCCTGTTTCTCCATTTCATTTTTATGAGAACAGAACTAAGTTTACACAAGCAAGATGGATAGCCCCCAAAAGAGAATGGGTTAACCCACTCCAAGACATAAAAGCCATTGAGAGAGAGTTGGCTTTAGGTTTAATTACTTATGAAGAGGTGTTAGGAAGCCGAGGAAAAGACTTAAAAGAGGTTATTGCTCAAAGAGTTAAAGAAAAAAAACTGCTACAAGAAGCAGGAATATTTGAAGAAGAGGAGTTATAGAGTGCCTAAACAAATGAAGCCAAAAGATGAAAATATGATTTTTCGTGGTGCAACCATTGATACTGATGCAACGATTAATGAAGAGGAACGAAGAGTTCCTATTGTGATTAGTACTGAAGCACCTGTAACCACGTGTGAGTGGAACAGACGTAACTATGAGACAGATTGTTATCCACAAGTGCTTGTGCATACAGATGAGAGTGTTGTGATTACTCGAAAAAATCCAAAACTTTTGGAATCCCATGATTCTAGCTTAAGACCTATTGGTTTATTGGAAAATGTGAGAGTTGAAGACTCTGTTCTAAGAGCTGATGCTATTTTCTCTAAAGCAAATCCTGAAGCAGAAATTCCTTGGCAAATGGTATTGGAGGGAACGCTCGATGAAATCAGTGTTGGTGGACGTATTATTGAAAAGTCAGAAGTTAGAGATGCAGATGACAAGATTACCCAAGTTAATGTAACAAAATGGGAGTTATTGGAAGCCTCTTTGGTAACCATTGGAGCAGATGCAAACGCAGGTGTTAATAGAAAATTAAAGCAAGGAGAAGATGTGAATTTAGAAAAAATTAGAAGAGAGATTCAGAGCTTAAAAGCAAAAATCAAAGAATCTGATGATGATACAGTTAAAAGACGATTAATAGCAGAGCAAGATAAGCTTGAGAGAGATGCTCTTCAACTTGAAAACGATGAGTTAAAAAGAGTTATGGCTAACGATAAGAGAAAAGAAAAAATCACTTTCTTAGCTAGAAAACATGACATAGGAGAGGAAGATGCAACGCTTAAACGTTATTTAGGTGATGACTCTAAAACAGAACAAGATTTTGGAATGGAGATTTTAAGAATGCAAAGAGAGGGTCAAGTAGATTTAGGTTTTCAAAGAGCTGTAGAGCCTAACAGTCAAACAGAGATTAATAAAGCAATTTCAGACAGTTTACTAATGAGGGCTGGTTATCATCTTCCAACTCCACATCCTGATGTAAATCGTTTTGCTACAGCAACTCTTTTAGACCTTGCTCGTGTTTCAATAGGAATGCATGACAACTTTAACAGAGAAGACATTGTTAAAAGAGCCATGACAACAGCTTCTTTTCCAAACATTCTTTTGGGTGTGGCTCAAAGAGTTTTAGAGAAGAGTTGGGATGAGATACAAACAACCTATCAGCTTTGGACACAAGTAGAGTACTTTCAAGACTTTAGACCAAAACAGTTTATTGAACGTAAAAGCATTTTAGGAACTTTTGACAAAGTATCTGAAAAGGGAGAGAGAAAGTATGTCACCTTTGAAGAAAATGGCAGAAGCTGGGCGATTGACTCTTATGGTGAAAAACTTCTCTTTACTAGAAAAATGCTTATTAACGATGACCTCGGAGCATTGCTTGGGATTATCAAAGACTTTATTGATAAAGCAAAAAGAACAGTCAACACTCATGTTTATGACATGTT